ATGGGGTGTGGCCAGAATCGGCGGCTCTCTGACACAGGGACACGTCTTCCCCGGCACCAACGGGAAGTCGCGACGACTGTCTAACCGTTGACTCGTAATGGGCCTGAAGCTTGGCAAGCTTGGTGTTCGCGTCCAGGCTCTCCTTCAGGATGGACCCGAACCCGTCGAAGCTGCGGCGAATGTCCTGCTCGTTCGGTGAGAAAAAGTTGCAGCCCGTGCCGTCTTCTTTCCGTCCCAGGTGCGGATAGCGCTTTTCGATGTCGAGGAAAACAGAGCGGTGAACCAGCACGGCCCCGAATCCCACCCAGGCAGTTGGCTTGATTAGGTCGTAGGGTCCCTTGCGCGCGTAGGCGTCCTCGCGCTCGGAGGTCATCGCCTCCGCATAAATCGGCTTGCTGTTTGGGTGACGCCCCCAATACACACCACCAATGAGAGTCTTGCCATGAGACAACAATCGGTCAATGACATTGAGCCCGGCAAAAGCATCAGGAAGACGCTGTTGAGTGAGTGCGTTAAAAAACTTTGCGTCGCCGTGAGGGAGGATTTCATCACCATCCACCCAAAAAGACCACTCAACACCAGAGCGAAGAAACTCTTCCGCCAGGACGTTGCGAACGTGCCACACGGCCGCGTCTCCCCAGCGCGCGCGAACGCCAATGCGCCCCTTGTCCATGAGCCGCATGACGCTGAACGCAACTTGCGGAGCAACCTCCCGATACCAGGGCAAGAGAATTTCAACCTGTTTCCCCTCGTGGAGGGTGGTGTTCATGAGCCGGCCAGTTGTTCGGCGCGCAGGCGGTCGATTGCGACGTTGCCGTGTTCACCGAAAGTTGGCTGGCTGGCTGCGGCGCCGGGATTGGAGGGGGCACTTCCGTCCCGCAGGCTGGTGCGCGATGCACCCTTCACGCGGGCGATGAATTCCTCCTTCTCCTTGAGCTGGGCCTCGAGCTTCGTGATTTTCTCACTGAGCCCCTTCTTCTCGGCCTCGTGCTCTGCTTGAAGCGCGGGAATCTCGGCTTGAAGTCGCAGCATCTGAGCGTATCCCAGAGCAGCGATGGAGCGCATTTCGGGAGATGGGTCCGCCAGCATCTTCTTGACTTGGTCGTGCGTCGCGAGGTAGAACTTGTTCTCCGCTTCGATGGTGGCTTTCTGCTCGGCCGTCGCTGTGGCCTCCGCCTTTTGGAGCTTGAACCATGGAAGCTGGACGGACACCTTGTTGAAATGCTCCTCCGACTTGGCGTAATGAGCCAGCTCGCTCTGTGTGCTTTGCTTCTCCCGGTCGGCCAGAAATTCTGAGGCGTTCTTCTTCGCGTTCTCTAGGGCGCGAGTGCGCTGGTCGTGCAGGTCCTCGTTTACGGCCAGCTTGTTCTCAACATAACGGCGGGTGACCGGCGGCAATTTTTCCAGGATAATTTCCCAATCGAGGTCCTTAGACCCGATGGCTTTCATCTTCGTGAGGGCGTCCTCTGATGCACCGGCCTCTTTCAACTTGGTCAAGATAGAATCCTCGTTGGCCTTGCTCTCCTCGATGTATTCCTTGAAGGTCGGGTCGGCCTCCACATCCATCTTCTGGCGAAACTCACGAAGCTCTTTCAACTCGGCTTCGAGCTTTGGGTCAACGGCGGGGCGGGTCTCCAATTCCTTGACCTTGGCAGCGAGTTCCTCGCGCTCCTTTTGGACCGCGGCGACGCGGTCTCGGGAGGCCTTCTTGAGATTGTCGAACGACTGCGACACCTCCGACTTGGTGTGAGGCGGGAGCTGGACAGCGTCAAACTCGTCCTTGGTGGGCTCGGGGGTGATGGGCGGTGTGACCGGGGGAATAGAAGCCGTCGGCAATCCGGGCAGCACCGGGGCAGCCGGGGCAGCCGGGACAGCCGGGTCAGACACCGCGGGCGGCGTGGCCGCGGGTTCGTCGATTGGTTTGAAAAGAGCGTCCAAAGCTGCGCCTGTGTCGACGGCGTCCTTGGGGTCGTTGGTGATACTTACCCCCGGAGGGATAGTCGAGAGTTCAGGTGGATTGGTGTCGGGCATAGCACGGTTCGTAGTTTAACTGCATTCAAGAGGTTGTGGGATTCTTCGATTTGTCAACTGTCTTGTCTTCCTCAACCCAGGCGGAGTCATCATCCAGGGATTTGTAATTTTCGGAGACCACGTCGGGGACCACGGGCGCGTTCGGGTTCTCGTAGGTCAACTTGAAAATCGTGTTGATGGCGTCCTGATATCCAGCGAGCGCGCCGGAGGCCACGAGCGTTTTGTTTTTGTGCGCCCCGTCCAACAGGTCTGGCGAGCCCATTGCGAGGAACTGCAACACGCGGCTCCCCGTTGGGGAGTTGAGGAAATCTTTCAGACGCGCGGCGTCTTCAGAGGTCCACTCGACAGTCTTCGGGGTGAGGATAATCATTGCACGGCGGATGGTCGGAGTTGCGGAGCCGCCCCGGATTGGATGTCAGGGAGCCCTCCGGTTTGGTCTACCGTCGCGGCGAGTTGGTTGCCGGCGGTCTGCTGAGCGGTCGCTGCGTGCTCTTGGGCATTGGCCTCGAGTTCAGGTAGCGCTTTCGTAAGTTGGTTCAATAAGTCCCCAATGGGGGCGAGTTCGGTCTTGTCGATTCCGGCCTGCGTCGCCAATTGGAAATGGGCGGTCGCGTGCGCGAGGAGGGCTTTGAGCGTCTCGACCTGTGAGGGGTCCTGGACCACCGCCTGAGCGGTTGCTTCGAGCGCCGGCACCGTGAGCTGCAAGTGAATCATGTGGTCATCCCGTGGAGAAACGGGAATCTGAGTTGCGTGTCTCGTAATCAGGTCCAACTCTAACATCTGTTGTCGACTCTGTTCAGCCTGCACAGTGGGATCGTTGTCGGGCAATAGCACTGCATTGGCGAACTCTTCATCAATCTGCGCGGTGAGTTTTCGACGTTCAATTTCCTTTTGGTTATAGAGCGGGTTGCCGCGGGCTTCCTGCGCGATGAGGATGATTTGCTGACGCTCGAGGTCAGTGTAGTCTCGGACCGTTTCGGCGACTCGCTGATTGGCGATGAAGTCAAGCTCCTCCCTGGACACCACTAGCAAAAGCCGACGCTGCATATCGAGGGCGTCAGCCTCATTCGTGTTCGGGTCGCAAGCCCTCTTCTGAATGGTCGTCATCATGTCGGCGAACTGATTCAAGAATCGTCCGATGATGTTGTCCTTGGATTCTCCCTCCCGTTGCGCGAAGAAGTCCACCTGGGCCTTGGTGACGCGCTCGCCCTCGAAAACGCGTGGCGTAGTTGCTCCGGCAATCTGGTCAAGCAAGCTGGTGAGGAACTGGTCGAGCTGTAGGAATGGCTCTACCTCGCCGTTAATTTTTCGGTCCAGGACTTCATAGCCCTTTCCGATGAGAATCGTGTTGCCTACCACGCTCATGCGGAATTTTTTCAGCGCCTTCTCATCGCCTTGGATGACTAACTTTCCGCTGAGGTTCAGCCGGTCCGCGACTTCATTGCGAGTGCGGTCCAGCATCGCGGCGAGAGAATAAATCTCTCTACCGATTCCCTTCGAACCGTGCATGGTCCCGTTACCGTGCTGGAAAGAATAGAAGGAGGTGGCGTCCGACATGTTGTCGAACTTGTCCTCTTTGCAGTAAAGTTCCTTGAACGAGGTTGCGCCGTAAATATAATGCGTGACCTTGCCCGTGGTTTCTCGAGCCAGCAAGTGCCACGTTTCGATAACACGCGCGCCTTGCTCGTGAGAGATGCCAACATTGCTCTCGCGAATCAGGTCCTCGTAAATTCGTTCCCAATTCGCATATTGCGCGCGCCGGTCTTCAGGAACTGCGGCGTTGATGGCCGAAACCGTCTCCTTGATGTCCCAGCCGGCGACTTCCGCGGCTTCCTGGTCCGAAATCAGTCCGAAAAGCTCGTGAATCAGGTATTTTTCCTTCAGGACGACGATTTGCGCGTTGTCCGAGTGTTGTTTGGTGCCCGTGGGGACGAAAAACTCGTCCTGGCGCTGAAATTTTGGGAACCACTCGAAGCGATTGAGCCATCCGACGGCGCAGAATCCAAAAAGTGCATTTTCCTGAGCCACTTCTGTCAGAAGATTGTTCCAACCCGGCTTCTGGCGGACCAAGTTTGTGATTTCGCGCCGAAAGGCCTCCGTTTTCTTATCCGCGCCGGGCAGGTCGTCGGGAAAGTGGGAGTTCGTCAGGTATTTCATCGACTGAACCGACAAAACGAACCTCGGGGCTACCTTGTCGATGAGCATCGGCAGCGGTTTCGTGGTGAAGTTGCTTTTCCAGTCCAGCCCGTCCTGCTTCAGGGCGTCGTGCGTGTATGGCCGCTCGGAATTATACTTCGCCATGATGCGGGCGTTCTTGATATTCCGGTGGCGGTTGTTGACTTCGAGGGAGACGATGATGTTTTTTGCCTGATTCGCGTCCTTGATGGCGCGGTTTCGTGGTTTCAGGCTCGAGGAGATGTTCGGGGGGCTGACTGCTCCCTGCGTGTCCCCGCTGTAGCCCTCCGTGGAGGTGTTCATTGAAGTCGAAGGAATCATTGGCATATCTAAAGCAATAGGTTGGGGGTTTTACCACCTGTCAACCGGGCATCGCTCGGTCGTCAGGCCAGTCTTCAAGCCCAAAAAACAGGTGCAGAGTCGGCACTGGTCACTCCCCGGGTCCCGGTGAAAGCAACCGTTGCAGATTTTGCGCCGCTTGGCCACGAGCCGGCCCGATGCGAGGAATGGGTCAGAGCGCCAGTAGGCGCGGGCCACGCGGAAAAGCGCCGCTGCGGCTCGAAATGGGTTAGGGAGGACCATCTTTTTCCAGGTAGTCGGCCCCCCGCCTGAGGGTCGTTGGATTGTCTCGGGAATTCCCGAGCAGCCAGTTGCAACAACGACAAAGCAGGCCCCGCACCTCCCCATTTTTGTGGTTGTGGTCAACGCAAATCTTGTCAAAGGGGCCCCGGCACACCGCACACTTGCCGTCTTGCGACGCCAACAGTTTCTCCTTGTCCTCAATGCTCAGCCCGTATCTCTTCAACAACTGCTTCTCCTGGTGTTTGAGCCCGCCGGCTCTTACCTTTTCAGGGTTGCGGGCCTTCCAATTTTTTATGTCCTCCGCCTTTTTCTTTTTGCTGTCCGGGTGTTTGTCCCGACAGTATTTGGAGCAGAAGATGTGTCGATTCTTTCCGCGCTTTGACACCACGAAAAGTTCTCCACAAGTTGGACAGGTGCGCGTTGCTTCTAACATGAGCGCCTCCAACATTCCGCCGGCAAACTCGCATCCTGACGCTGAGGAACCGCGAGGTGGACCACGGTGCAAACGTCCTCGTTGAGGGCGCCACACACCGAAATGCCCGCGTGGACCGGGTCCTGCCCGTCGAGGATGCCCCGGCGGCTGGTGGCGACGCTGGCCTTGCAGCTCCCGCAGCTTGTCGGAAGACTTCGCTGGCGCGGGCACCGCGCGCAGATGTTCGCGCGCGCGAGCGCGACGTTGCGGTCAATCAGTCGGATGTGCCCAAGGCGCTTTTCCTGAATAAGCCAGCCCATGAAAGACAAAATTTTGGCCATGAGATTTCCGTCTGGGCTATCGGGAATCGGACTGGGCCCGCTGGTGTTCTTACAAAAGCCTGGGTTTCTTCCACATAGCTGCGTCAAAATCTCTAGCGTAGGATTTCCAACATCCTGCGCGCGCCGCTGACGGTATTCGATTACGAGCTTCACCAGAGCGGGGAAGCTGCTGGCTTTGTGTTTTGTGCCCTCGGCGTCTTTAAAATGCCATCCGCCATCCGGCCAAAGATTAGGATTCATCGTGAGGGGCATATCAGTAATTGTCGTCCGGGAGGGACTCGAATCTGTTTGTGATGTCCACGCGATAACTGTCGGACGTGTCGTCCTCGTCGTAGCCGTCTGCTGAAGTGTTCTCTGGCGTCATCCCGAAGGTGACCTGCGCTGCGTTCCTCGCCCCCAGGAAAAGCAACGACACCGCGTCTGCCTCGTCGGGGGACAGCGCTTGATTCCGCAGCCGGTAGTCTTCCTTAGTCTCCACCTTGGAGATTTTTCCTGTCGCACGAAACCAGCGCGTGGAAAGCTGCGGAATGAGTTCCGTCAGGTCCATCGACGGAAGCGCCTTCGCGTAATCAAACTCAATCATCTTCCGCATCAGGAACCACAGCTCCGTCTGCACTCGGTCGTAAAGTTCCTCGGGGGTCTTCGTGTCCTCGACCATGATTTTTCGGTCGGAGGCCTTCTCGGAATAGTTCACTCCCTGGACCTCGGAGGACCAGATGTATTTCACGATATCGAAGACGCCCTGCCCATTCCCCGTGCGGTCCATGCAGACCCAACCGGGCTTTACGAAAAGCTGCTTACAGAGTTTCACCACCGTCTCCGCCATCTGCTGCGTATCGCCCTTCGGCAACTTGAAAATCGCCTCGAGCTGGAGGGCCCACCGCGGTGTGTTGTTCCCCGAACGATTCTTGAAGAAGACAGTGATGCCGTTGGGAGCCTCGAGCGTGGGTGGGAGCTTTATCCCCGAGGCCACGCCGAACTTGCCCTTGGCAAAATAGGCGCAGTCCTTTCCCTGAAGCGCCATGTCAATTCCGGCAGCTTCCTCCGGGGTCTCGAGCCAGATGAATTCGGCCTTGAACTTGTTGAGCATCCCTCCGGGGATAATCGCCATCGTTACTCCCGTCGGAGGGAAGCAGCCACGCGCCATTGTCCAGTATCCGGGGGAGTCCGAGCCACCCGAGTTGCTGATAATAAGTTTGAACCCCTCCTTAGTTTGCAGCCCCTCAAAAACCTTTCTTCCCTCCTGGACGTTCTCGGAGTATTTCGCATCGAGTCGAACCACACGCCAATTTCGGGTTGATGTCCAGTCGAAGTCGCGGTCCGCGTCGAAGCCCGCCCATCCGCCCTTCGGCTCGCACCGTCGGCCCACCTCGTCCTGCGGGTCG